GCCAAATGTTTCAAACAAAGAAAGCAAATCAGCTTTTTCTACCGCAGAGCTAGTATCATGAATCTGAGTTGAGTTAGCACCAGCATCCATAGCAGTAATCAGAATCTCATCTGTCTTACGTCCCAGAGCAGCAGCAGCAGACTTAGCTACAGCTTGACGCTCATCAATGTTGGTTTTTAGCTCATCCAGTTTGTCGATGTACTCGGCAGCATAGAAGTCAGCCATTGTTGCTTCCACGGTAGTGTGAGCCAATTCCATTGGTGTCACTGTACCGTTGCGTGATTTAGTTGAAGCAGAGCCAGTGCCGATCTTTTGGAAACGGACAACTGATCCAGCCACATTGCCTACTGTACGCACTGTGTTCCGCAACTTGGAACCCATACGCTGATAAGCCATGTGGACCTCTGATTCAAACTGTTTAATAAAGGCGGTATCAATTGTATTCGCCATTTTACAGTCCTTCTCTAAAGGTGTTGAGTTACAATTTTGCGGTTGTCTGTTTTAACATCCTCAACGCGAGTATCCTTGCGGGTCGCTCAGTGCATTACAGGCCGTGTAAATCCACCAATAACATCATTATGTTGGGGTGTGCAACGCACAAAACGCATCATAGTGTGTCCGTGCATCTCATACATATTGTCGTCAAATACAAACCCGCACCAGCTTAACCACATAATTGTGTCGTGATGATCGGCTGGAACAAAGTTTTCTATGTATTCATATCCGTTCTGCAAAAGTGCAATAGTTTCTGTGCAACCACGCAAGAAGGGGCGAAAGTTATTTGTGATTCCGTGAGTGCCGAGTAACCATACTCTTGCACCACTGTCCTCAATTGGAACAGTGCCGCACATGCCTATGGGCGTTTCATCTAACATTAATGTGTATGTATGTGCGCCATCTATAGCAAACGGTTCAGTAAGAGCCTCTAATGGTTGTATCCCATGTATTAAACACTCACGCAGATCATGCAATCGCAATTCATCTGCTATGGACTCAGCATCATATGGCCGACTTTTTATTAACGAAAGCCGACCAACTCGTACAAACTCTTTAGCCATAAAGACGTTTGAATCCATCCTCTACTTGCTGAATAAAAACAGGATCTCTTCTTGTTGGATCATGGTATCTTGGATCAAGCATCATTTGTTTTAATTCATTTTCGCTTGTTTGTGCAGCAGGGATGCTAGTCCCAGATGGGCCATCTTGTCTCATGTTTTCCATAATATGCTCAAGCACAAGCACACCATCTGCGGTTTCACACATACGCTCGATTGCTCCTAGATGCTCTTCAGTAAAAAACTGATTAGCAAACAAACTAACAGCTTCTGTTCTTGCAGAAGCATTGTCACCTAGCTTTGAGAGTTCAGCATCATAATCAGGCACATCAGCATTAAGAGCGTTCATATACATATTGATGCCCTCTTGAAACTCATCATTGCTGTATCCGTTTTCAAATGCTGTGTTTGCCCACCATGTTAGCAACTCATTTCCATCAGCCATTTCTACATCAAAGCCTTCGGGCAACTCATAGTCACCTACTTCTGCTGGGCGATTTTCAAATGCTTGGCTTTCAATCTCCTGCATAACAGCAGCGCGTACTTCTTCTTCCTTCTGACCCAGCTTTGTTTCTAGATTTGTATACCCATTAGCCAGATCTTCTGGTGAGTTAAACTTTTGTGGCAGCCACTCAGGTCTACCAGCGTCTTGTTGCAGTAACGGATCACCACCTTCGGTAACAACGCCACTATCTTCAGTTGCTTCTGCTACTTCTTCATTCATTGTTTTTAACCCTATGTGCGTGACGGATGCGTGATTCTAAGAGGCCAACGATATATCGCTGTCCTTCCATATGACGCAGTTCCGCATCGGACACCCCTGCGCCATTAACTTGTTCTATGGTAATAGACCTTAGATAACTCAACACTTCTTGACCAGAAGGGCCGGAGAATAGACTTGCTATATTTAAGCTAATCTTTGAGTCATCTACTTTGTCGCGTTGAAATCCATCTAATCCTAGATAGACATTATTGTTGCGGCTCAATCATTTCCCCCCCTTGAGGTTGAGACATCTGCTGCTGCATAGCCATCTGCTGTGCCATAGCCATCATTTGTCTGCGTTCCTCAAGGTCGCGGATCAGTGTGTCGGGTACACCAAACTTCTTAGCTAGGTATGCCGCAGTATCTTCTGAGTTAATAAGAAGGTTCATAACCTCTGGACCAAAGCTGCCCTGCACAAGCTCAAGCCAACGCGCAACGGAGGAAATATCTTGGTTAGCCTGTGCCTGTGCAAGTGGCGATACAGAACGAACCTTAACCTCTCTGCCATTAATTGTAGGAAGTTCGATGCGTCCTTGTTTCTTTAGGATATACACTACGCGCTGTAAAACAGGTTGTACCAACTCAGCTTGGAGCCTTCCAAAAGCAGAACCAATACGGCGTGACAGATCTGCCATCCGCTCTGCAACTTCTGTTGCAGAAGCTGGGGTTCTGTCAGGATTACCAAGCATATCATTATACAAAGCCCTCTTGATGTTAAGCCTCATATCAGACAACACAAGATTTGCTACGTCAAACGAACCCGCTGCGCGAATAGGCTCAAGCCCCCTAGAGCCTGTAGCCTTTGGTATAACCGTTCCCGGAACCAAATTGATTGTATCAGGGTTTACTACCCCATCATCTTCCATTTGATAGATCCCTGAGATTGCCATCTGCGCGTTCTCAAGGATAAGTTCAATGGTGAGGTTGGTGGTTTTAATTGCTGATAAGGCGTTGATAAGCGGTCCTCGTCCGTATGTTTCTCCGCTGCACTTAGACCAGCGGAAACAAATAAAAGGATTTGACCCCACACCTTGATACTTCTCCTGACGAATTATCTCTTTAGTATTGCACTCAATAGCAAAGAATAAATGTGCATCTTGATTTTTTATAGAATAATCTTTGCATACAACCTCAAGAATTTTAATACGCTCGTCTGGCTGTCTATCAATTCGTTCTTTGAGTTTCTTACTAATCTTAGCCTTTGGATACATGTTTGGTATGTCAGAGTTTCTAACCTGACGTTCACGAAACACATGGTCTATCTTGTCATCAGGACCAGAATCTAACACAACATGTGGTAGTGGAATGGCTGAAAACACTACAGGATTTATAGCATCTCCTTCGGCAACGGACAGGACGCCAGTACCAACGGCAAGGTCCATAAAGGACTCGTGTACTTCCTGACCAAAGTTAGAGTTTTGAATAACCTCAAAAACATAGTCAGTTACCTCATCGAGTTCATTATCCACCGAGTCACGCTCGCCGGAAGGAATCTCTGATCCCGCACGAAAATCAGCCCAACGTGCAAAGTTCGGAACCAAGCCTTGCTGCAAGCGCGAGGCAAACTCTTGAACGCCAACCACCGCTGTTTCATCAAAGATCTTATCGTCTCTACGCTGTCCAATAGTTTCATAATAAAATGATTCCCTCTGAGGCAGAGCATATTCATAACACTCCTCAAACAAAGGAACAAAGTTTTCTCTAAGAGATTTGGCTTTATCGTATTTTTTTAAATACATAGCAGCAACCTTATCGTTACCGCCTGTAGCCCCCATGTCTGAATCAGTGTATGTAATCATTGATTATACTCATTGTAGTAACCCATGCCACCACCAGAGCCAGAGATAAGTGATCTTCGACCACGCCCACGGCGCATCTCAGATACAGTTTGCTCAAGTGCATCTTGTTTTGCAGTTTTCTTTTCTTCCATAGCCTTAGCCTTTTGAGCTTCCTGTTCAGCTTTGACGCTTGGATCAAGAGAAAGTGTGCTTGGACCACGGCCTATACACATATGAACCTCCTTGGCTAAAGGTTATTCCTAAACATAATTTGCTGCATAGCGCAACGCACAAATCAAAGTCTTGCCCATAATCCTTGCCGCTTTGGTTGTTTCTGCTTTCTAGCAAACACATCAAACTCAGCTTTCGCATTAAAGGCTCTAAGAGGCTTTTGCCCCGATATTAACTGTCTACCTTCACCAGCACCTAGCATTAGATACTGCAAGGCGTCATGTATGTGAGAGTACATATTCTTATCTGGCTTGTCATCAAACCTCTCACCAGACACTTGTAACCTTTTGTAACTATACCCGCCTTCAAATCCTTTGATAAGTGTAGGGCAGCGGCGATCAATCATAAACGCTGGTTTACCCTCAACCATCTTGTTTAGGTTAGATGATACAGCTTCTAGGCGTAAATCTACCGAGTTACTATGAGTTGGTTGTGCGCGGAGTCCAGCACCTCTGAGTATCTGAAACGGTGTGCTTTCATCAGTCTGTGCGCGGAAGTCACCAGCAGGATCACCAAAGATATGCACATCAAGACCATCAAACCTAGTAGCAATTTCTTGGCGCAGCATCTCGGCAAAACGAACAATGCCCATATCAATAGCAACAATCTCTGACTGTATTAGCCATCTGCCCCTAACCTTCTGACCGAATACAGCAGCAGGAGTCAAACCAAAGTCGATGCCAATGTATAATGGAACGCCAGCAGCAATTGGTATTTCTTCTTTGGCTATGTGAGTGTCAGCTACAAACATAGGATATACAGGCTTTCCTTCTTGGATTGTGCCAAGCCTATTCATTACATAGACATCAATCCAGCTTTTTGTCTTACCACGAACCAAATTTGTATAATAAGTTTTGAGCATATTCTTTGCGTTCTCAGCAGAAGGATTAGTCCCATAATCAAGAACTACTCCTTGCTCATCAGTCTTTTCTAACATTCCTGATGGCTGCACATAAAAATTCCAATTGTCAGGCTTAACCAACATACGCGCTTGCTCTTGAGGAATATGGTCAGGGATTGGCATCTCGCCAGACATGATAGGCCACCAGTGATCTTCTTCCGGTGCATTGGTGTCAGCAATTACACCTGACCAACTAGGACCACCTTCACGCATAGAAGGGAATCGACCAACACGCATAGTACACGCATCAATAATAGACTTTGGCACCTCCCTAGCCTCATTGATCCAGATGCCAGTTAGTTCTAGGGACAGAAGTTTTTTGACATCTTCGGGTCGATCAAGGGCTAGGAAGATAACTTCAAGCTCTAAGTCAGCCTGTTTAATATTATGTGTGTATGGAACAGACCACATAAACTTGCCCCATTGCTCTTCTGGAAACCAGTCAAGCCAAGTTTTTATTGTAGTTGTTCTAAGCTGTGGGTTTGTATTACGAATGATAGCCCACCGGCTTCGCCTTATGCCAGCCTTATTTGGTTCTTGTTGCAATGCTCTGCGAAACACCTCGACACAACAGCCAACAGATTTGCCAGAGCCTACTGGTCCACGGATGCCACGAAAGAATGTATCATCTTTCATAAATGCTTTTAATGTATCGCCATCAGGTTTGTACTTAAAGTTGGTCAACCTTGTGGTCCTTACCAAACTTAATCATGCGTTCAACTATCTCCGGCCCTATGGAGGCGATGACTTTATCAGCCTCATGGTCGGTACAAAACTCTTCTGGGTGGTGACAAAGATGTACCTTTTTAACCACACGCCTCAGAACCTCACGTTCTTCTGGCTTCAAAGTGTGTAAGAAACTCATCTATAACTTGCTGCCTTTTTAGCAACATCCT